CCCGGATTGCTCGCCGGCGATCAAGGCGTCCCGCAACGCCTTCACCTTCGCCTCGTGCTCTTCGAGCAAACGCAGGCCCGCGCGCACGACCTCGCTCGCCGAGCCGAAGCGCCCTTGGGCGACTTGCTTATCGATAAAGTCGGCAAAGTGGTCGCCGAGGGTGACGGATGTGTTCTTGGCCATTGGGAGCCTCCAAATACCAATATATCCTATTTTGAGGTATCGAGGCAAGATGTTCGCGTCCTGTCCCTACCGTTTATGCCGTCCTGACGTATTGATGGTGAAGGCCGCCTAGTAGAGGGACGGACATGATGTGGCCGATGGACTGGACGGGTCGACCGAGCGGCGTGTCCTTGGCCATCTATTTGTCCACGGACGACTGCCCAATCTCGATCCCGAGCTTCAATAGCTCCCCATGCATGCGTGGCGCGCCCCACAGAGGGTTTTCGCGGCTCATTTGCAGGACCAGCTTGCGGACACCCACTGGAAGTGTGGGGCGGCCGGCCGGTCGCCGGGATTTCCAGCGCCAGAACAGGCGAAAACCCCGCCGATGCCATCGCACCAGCGTCTCCAGTTTGAAGATTACCGCGGCGTCAGACACAGTCGGGAAAAGGCGATAGAGCCAGACGAAGATCGGCTTATCGGTCGGCCCTAGCCTGGCCCGGCCTGGCGCCAATCGCCTGAGGGCCAGGAACTGCTGGCGCAGAAACAGGGTCTCGGCCTCGCGTCTGGCCGGCGACCTCAGGATCGACGCCTACACAGCGCCGACGAACTTGAAAAGATTGATCATTCCCGCAGAGACTAGCCGATAATCCCGTCGGCGCCACCCCGGATGGCATTTTCGGTAGGGACAACAGGCATATAACCAAGCCCTGACATTTCGGAAAAGGGATTGTCCGAAAATCGGCTGCCATTGACAGTTGGGCTGCGCCGGCGCGGGACGCGAGAACCGCTAGAATCCAAGAGCGTCCTGGGCCGGCGTGGCCATGCCAACCTCGGTCGGGGTTAGGATGGAGTTGCAAACCAACCATCCAACCCTACGAGATGACGAGATGGTTACGCAGAAGAAGATAGCATGCCGCAGGCTGAGTCTGCTGGAACTGGCGGCGGACAAGGGCAATGTGGCCAAGGCGTGCCGCCGAAATGGAAGCCGAACGAGGTAACTTAGAGCACGGACCCCGAACTCACGTCCGTCGGGTGCCATCGCTTGGCCGCCGCACGGCGCCGACCTTCTGTGGTCCGCGCAGCCATGGACTCTTTAAGAGCGTGAAGCGAGGTTACCTCGCCCAAATACGCCTCGCCAAGCCCACCGCCAATGTTACTCATCGAACTGATCTGGAAAGCGGCTCCCTCACATGTCTTGAGCCAGCGGGTGATGGTCGACTTGGAGACGCCAAGCTCCTCTGCAAACGCTTCCTTTCCGTAAAGCTTCCTGTCCATCGAGGCCTCCACTAGGGATTCCCATGCAAATGGTGGGGATGCCCATTAGTGCGCAGTCTATATTGCATCGTAGCATCAACGCTATGAGGACTCAACATAAGCTTCGCGTGCAAGATCGCGCCGTCGGCGAGATCCAGAAGAATCCACGCAATCCGCGCACGCACTCGCCGGCACAGATTCGCCGCATCGCCGACAGCATCAGCCGCTTCGGTTGGACCAATCCGATTCTCATCGATGGCAAAGATCGGATTCTGGCCGGTCATGGCAGGGTCGAGGCGGCGAAGCTGATCGGCCTCGGCGAGGTTCCCACCATTCGTGTCGGCGACCTAACGCCGGCTGAGCTTCGCGCCTACGTAATCGCCGACAACAGGCTGGCGGAGCTCGCTGGATGGGACACCGAACTGCTTGCCCTCGAACTGGGCGAGCTAGCCACGCTCGACCTCGATTTCGACGTGCGGATCACTGGATTCGATACCGCCGAGATAGACTTGCTGATCGCCGACTCCACGGACCGGACGAGGGATCCCCAAGAGAATGTTGCCCCGGCACCGGACAGGAAGCGGCCGCCGGTTTCCAAGTCGGGCGACCTCTGGCTCATGGGACGGCACCGCCTGTTGTGCGATGATGCCCGGAACGTCGATTCGTATCGCCGCCTTCTGGGTGAGGAGCGTGCCCAGACGGTTTTCACTGACCCACCGTATAACGTGCGGATTGCCGGCCACGTGAGCGGCCTCGGGCGAGTGAAGCATGGCGATTTCGCCATGGCGTCCGGCGAGATGACGGAAGCGGAGTTCGCGGCCTTCCTGGAGACGGTCTTCCGCCATCTGGCGGCCTTCACCGGCGACGGATCTCTACACTACATCTTCATCGACTGGCGGCACCTATACGAGCTGCTGTCCGCCGGCCGACAGGCGTTCGCGCGACTGGCCAATCTCTGCGTTTGGGCCAAGACGAACGCCGGCATGGGGTCATTTTACCGATCCCAGCATGAACTGATTGCGGTGTTCAAGAACGGCCAAGCCGCGCACGTTAACAACGTCATGCTCGGCCGCCATGGGCGCAATCGCACTAACCTTTGGGTCTACGCGGGTGTCAACACCTTCGGCACCGAGCGCGACCAGATACTGGCCCTGCATCCGACGGTCAAACCTGTCGAGCTGATCGCGGACGCCATTTTGGACTGCACCCACCGCGGCGCCATTGTGCTCGACCCGTTCTGCGGCAGCGGCAGCACAATAATCGCGGCCCAGCGGACGGGGCGGCGGGCATTCGCCATGGAGATCGATCCTGGCTACACCGACACGGCGATCCGCCGCTGGCAGACTCTGACCGGCGAGCAGGCGGTCCATGCCGCCACAGGGTTGCCTTTCGACGACGAGGCCGCGGCCGCGCATGAGGATCCCGATGCGGTGTCGCGCTTGCTGTCCAGCGGCGGCAAAGCAGCCCGCCCCGGTGGGCGAACCCCCGCGTTGAAGCGGAGGAGGCCGGTGCCTCCGACGCAAACCGGGCCAGAGCTTGAACGCAAGTTGCCAAGGGACGCGACGCATGGCGCCGGCACGGCGAGAATAGCGCGCCGGTCGGTTAGTTGCCGGAGGGTGGCCCATGGCAAATAAATACCGCGTGGGTTATGGACATCCCCCACTTCACAGCCGCTTCAAGCGCGGTCAATCGGGTAATCCCCGGGGCCGCTCGAAGGGCACCAAGAATCTGCGCACCGATCTCGATGAGGAACTTCGCGAGACCATCACGGTCCGGGAGGGTGATCGCGCCCGGAAAGTCTCCAAACAACGCGCCATGATAAAATCGACGGTGGTAAAGGCCCTCAAGGGCGATGTGCGGGCCGTAAATTTCCTGCTGTCCCGGGTCGACCGCTGGGAAGCAGCGGTGACGGGCGCCGCCGAGCCGCAACTCGATTTGAGTGCCGGCGATCGCGACATTCTCGAGCGTTTCGCCGAGCGTGCCAGAGCGACATCGCCGGTAACGAATCCGCCCGCGGAGCGAACAATCAAGGAGCGCAAGCGCATCGTCTTGCGCAGGCGCTTGCCACAGCGAAGGAGTGAATGATGATTAACGACGCTCAGGATCTTGATGCCATTCTCCGCCAAGACCTGGCGAGCTTCATCGCCAAGGTCTTCGAGATCGTATGTCCGGATCAGCAATATCTGCACAACTGGCATATTGACCTTATCGCCGATCGGCTCGAGGCATGTAGACGAGGAGAAATCAAACGGCTCATCATCACCATGCCGCCCCGGAGCCTGAAATCTATGATGGTGTCCATTGCCTTTGTGGCTTTCGTGCTCGGCCACGACCCAAGAGCAAGAATCATATGCGCCAGCTACGCCCAAGATCTGGCCGATAAGCTCGCCCGCGACTGCCGCGCCCTCATGACCTCACTCTGCTATCGGCGGCTCTTTCCTGGCACGCGAATTTCGGCCAACAAGAACACGGCGGCTGAATTCACCACGACGAAGCGCGGCTCTCGCCTGGCGACCTCCGTCGGCGGCACCTTGACCGGCCGGGGCGGCAACATCGTCATCATCGACGACCCGCTAAAGCCCTTGGACGCGCTTTCGGACGCCGCACGGGAGGCGGTCAATAATTGGTTTGACCACACGCTTTACTCGCGGCTCGACAACAAGGAGGAAAACGTCATCGTCGTCGTCATGCAGCGCTTGCACGTCGATGACCCGGTCGCTCATTTGCTCGCTAAGGGCGGCAGTTGGGTTCATCTGAATCTCCCCGCCATTGCCGAAACGCTCGAGGACTTCGTCCTCGCTGATGGCCGGCACGTCGGGCGCCGGGTCGGTGAGGCGCTACACCCGGAGCGTGAGTCGGTACACGTCCTTGAAGACATTAAACGCGAGATCGGCAGCCTGACCTTTGCGGCGCAGTATCAGCAGGATCCGGCGCCCCTGGAAGGCGGGCACCTTAAGTGGACGTGGTTCAAGGTCTATGACGCCCCACCCGCCCGTCAACCGGGGGACCTATTGGTTCATTCCTGGGATACGGCCTGCAAGGCGGCAGAGATCCACGACTATTCGGTCTGCACCGTTTGGCTGGTCCGCGGGCCGGACCATTACCTTCTCGAGGTCCATCGCAAGCGGTTGGAATATCCCGCCTTGAAGAAATGGGTTGTCACGCTGGCTTTGCAGGACCGGCCCGACGTGGTGCTGATCGAGGACAACGGTTCCGGGACACAGCTCATCCAGGAACTTCGCGCCGAAACCGACATCCGGCCCATCCCCATTCTGCCAAAGGGTGACAAGGTCATGCGTGCCATGGCGCAGTCGGCCAAGATCGAGGCGGGCTGCGTTTATCTGCCTGCCCAGGCTCCCTGGCTCGAGGACTTCAAGCGCGAGGTGCTCTCGTTCCCACAGGGCCGCTTTGACGATCAGGTCGACTCCATGGTCCAGCTTCTCGCCTGGGCATTCGATCGGCCCATGGCGGATGCCGAATTCATAATGATCGAGAGCGCGTGCGCGCGGAGCATAGCCACCGATTTGCCGGAAGTTGGTCCGTCGCCCTGGAGTATCTGGCCAGTAAGACCCTATTAGAAAACTTGCGCCCGTAGTATCGGCCGCCGGTAGGCATCGGATCCGCTCCGCGTCTTCGATCAGTTCGGTTCGGGGCAGGAGTTGTAACCTTTGCAAGCCTCGTAACATCGGGGCTCATAGACCTGACGCTGTGGACAACTCCCGCCTTTCCGGGGCCGTTCGGCAGTTTCTGAGGCCGCACCGAATGATCGGTGGGGGCCGAACTTTGCCAGCAAATGACGCGTTGTCCACTGGACTTGGTCGGCCAGGGCAAGCGTTGCTGTCCCCAGGACGTAGCCCCGCCATGCCTGGATCGAGATCGTGCGTGATTGAACCAACAGAGCCCCGCCGGAGAACCGGCCGGGGCTCGGGGTGGTGACGGCGGATCGCCGTCGCCAAGCAATGGAGGCATCGATGAGCAAGCAAAAGTCCAACACGAACACCAAGCCCGGCAAGCCAGCGCGCCGGACCAAGATCACCAAGATCGCGGCGGGTGCGAAAGCTGTGTCTCAGGCCCAGAACAAAAAGCCCGCCCCTCGGAAACCCACCGGCGAGGCGTCGACTGGTAACGAGAGCAAGCAAGATAAACTCATTGCCATGCTGCGCCAGGCCGACGGGGCGACGGTGGCGGAGATGGCGAGTGCGCTGCAATGGCAGGCTCACAGCGTCCGCGGTGTCATCAGCGGGGCCCTCAAGAAGAAACTGGGGCTGGCGGTCACCTCCGGCAAGGTCGCCGGGCGAGGGCGCGTCTACCGCATCGCTGACCGGGGGTGAGGTCATGCGCATGGGGAGCGAGCCGATGCGCGAAGGTCGGGGTCTGGATGGTCTCAACGGCCGCCAGCTTCGCCAGCGATGGGAACAGGCGTATGGCTCGCCCGCGCCGAAGCGGGTGAGCCGCGAGCTGCTGCTGCGGGCGCTCGCCCATCACCTGCAGATGAAGCAACAGAAAGGGTTGGGCAAGACCATCGCCGCTCGCCTCGATGCGCTTACTGGCGGCAAGGGGTCCATGTCACGGAAGCTGCGGTTGGATCATCTCAAGTCCGGCGTGCGGCTGGTCCGCGAGTGGAACCGGGAAACCCACCATGTGATGGTGCTGGATGGTGGCTTTGAATACCGGGGTATTCAATACAAGAGCCTCTCCAAGATCGCCCGCACCATAACGGGGAGCCGGTGGTCGGGACCGGCCTTCTTCGGTCTCCGGGGTAAAGACGCTGGCCAGGGGGAGAAGCCCCATGCCGAATGATTCCATCCAGCGCCGGCGCTGCGCCGTCTATACCCGGAAGTCCTCGGAGGAGGGGTTGGAGCAGGCCTTCAACTCGCTGGATGCCCAGCGGGAGGCCTGCGAGGCCTACATCCAGAGCCAGGCCGGCCAGGGCTGGCAACTGGTCCGGACCCGCTATGACGACGGCGGGCTCTCGGGTGGCACCCTGGAAAGACCGGGTCTGCAGCAGCTTCTGGCCGATATCACCACGGGCAAAGTGGATACCGTGGTCGTCTACAAGGTGGATCGGCTGACTCGCTCGCTGGCCGACTTCGCCAAGATCGTCGAGGTGTTCGATGGCCAGGGCGCCTCGTTCGTCTCGGTGACCCAGCAGTTCAACACCACCACCTCCATGGGCCGGCTCACCCTCAACATGCTGCTCTCGTTTGCCCAGTTCGAGCGCGAGGTCACGGGCGAGCGGATCCGGGACAAGATCGCGGCCTCGAAGAGGAAGGGCATGTGGATGGGAGGGTTTGTGCCGCTCGGCTATGACGCCAGCGAGCGGACCCTGGTGGTGAACGAGGCGGAGGCCGAGACGGTCCGGACCCTCTACCGGCTCTATCTGGATCTCAAGAACGTGCGCCGGGTCAAGGAGGAGGCGGACCGCCTCGGGCTGGTGACCAAGATCCGCAATGCGGCGGACGGAAAGAGCCGGGGCGGCCGGCCCATGAGCCGGGGCAACATCTATCACCTGCTGGGCAACCCGATCTACACCGGGCACATCCGGCACCGGAAGCAGATCCACGAGGGCCAGCACGCGGCGATCATCGACCCCGAAACCTGGGACCGGGTCCAGGCGATGCTCGCGGACAATGCTCACGAGCGGCGGTCGGGTGCGCAGGCCGCCGAGCCCAGTCTGCTGGCCGGGTTGATTTACGATCATGCCGGGGCCAGGCTCACGCCCACCCATGCGGTCAAGGGCGGCAAGAGGTACAGGTATTACATCGCCAAGAGCGACGGTCGGGTTGCCGAGGGCAAGATGTCCGGCGCGCTCCGACTGCCGGCGCAAGAGATCGAGACCCTGGTGTCGCAGGCGCTCATCCAGATGCTCGCCGACCAGGGTAATCTGTTTGAGGTACTTCATCTGGGCCAGTGTCAACCCGGTCCGGTGAAACAAGTTCTGGCTCAGGCCGTCGAGCTGGCGGCGGAACTCAAGAATAAGAATGCCAACCAACGCGCGGCAATCACACGAGGGCTGCTGCATCGCGTCGTTGTCTACGAAGGAGAGATCGAGACCGTGGTGTGCCTCAAGAAGATGGCGAAGATGTTGGGTCTGGGAAACGAAAACGCATCCGGTTCGGCGGACCATTCCGAGGAGGTGCTCCACACTATCCGCATCCCGGTGGAACTGCGCCGCTGCGGTCGAGCGGCCAAGCTGATTATCGGTACCGGCATTGACATGACGACGCCAGCACGACCGGATCCTCTTCTGATCAAGGCCGTCATGCGGGCGCACGATTGGTTCGGCAGGTTGGTGTCGGGCCAAGCAGAAGGGGCCGAGGATATCGCCGAGGCCGAGGGATTGAGCCGATCCTATGTGACGCGAGTGATGCGTCTTGCCTTCCTCGCGCCCGACATCGTCGAAGTCATTCTCGATGGCCGCCAGCCGCCGCGACTCACCGCGGACATACTGATCCGATCATCCCGTCTGCCGCTCTCCTGGTCGGAGCAGCGGCGGGCGCTCGGGTTCGAACGGCACTAGACTCCCGCCGTCATCCGAGAAAATCCGGCCGCAGATCGTCGCGGGCAATCACTGTCATGCAGCGGTTCGCGGTGAGCTGCGGCCGCTTTGCCGCTCATTGATTGGAATGCCGCCTCGAATTGCGCCTCGCCCGTCCTCATGCCAGGGACCGTGAAAAGGCCCAGCGGAGAAAGGCGGCGGAAATGGGGACAGCGCCGCCGATGTTCCGTCTCTCCCGGTCCCTGGCCGACTCCACAATGCCGAAAACCGCCCGGAACCGCGCCGTTCTCTCGGCGTCTGCTCTATATAAGGTGTGACGGCCAGACTAGCTGGCGGAGGGGGTGGGATTCGAACCCACGGTACCCTTGCGGGTACAACGGTTTTCGAGACCGTCCCGATCGACCACTCTGGCACCCCTCCGGCACGCCGCCGCCCTCGCTGGGGCGGCCGGC